CTACCAATACCAACCCATTTAGATGTGGTGGCATTATAAATTAGTAGTTGATTATCAACTCCAGCAAAGGTAACATCATCAAGGTCTTTGATGAATCCTGCTCCACCACCACCCATAGTGGACAATTGAGTTTGAATTCTACTGATAAACAACCTATAGTGTTTTGATAGGTCATCAAGAGTGGCAAATTTCTGATCAAGGGGTGTTAAAGGATCACTCTGACCACCAGCAGTTTCTTTTTCGCTAGGTGGTTCATTAAGAAGACCCTCAGTGAGATCTAATTGTGTTTTTTTTATCTCTAAAGATATTTTTTTAACATCCTCAAGACAACTTTTAACACTTACTTTTACAAATTTTACATCTTGTTTGAGTGAATCAATTTCATTGTCATAATGTTTAATTTCTGGTAGAGATTCAAACTTTTTACTTATTTCTTCTTTTAAATTACTGTAAAAAGATAGAATTTTTTCATCTGTCTTAATACTTTCTTTTTCAATAGACTTTATTTGTTCTTTTAAACTTTGTTTTAGTTTATTTTGCTCGCTTAATATTGCTTTTTTTAGTTTTCTATCATCATCTTTAAATTCTTTATGATGATCATAGACTCTAAGGGTCATTTCCCTCAGTTCTTTATAAATTTTGTCTTTTGTTTGAGTTAAACTTTCTGAAAGAGTTTTAGTATCTACTCTTTGTTCAAAATCTTTAGTTTCAATAGTTTCAGATAACTCTGAGACTCTTAAATTTATATTTTCTTGAATAGTTTCAAGATGTCCTTGAACCACTTTAAAGTCATCATCTATTACTCCAAAGGTTTTTCCAATCCAAGAGAAGTCAGGTACTTCATTTACCTCATTGACCCATTTGGGGAAGGTGGGAATATTGTTGTTTACATCTTCAATTCTTGATTTTAGAGTATCAAGGTCATTTTCATAGTATTTTACCTCAGGAAGAGACTCAATTTCTTCCTTTATCCTTGATATTTTACTATAAATTAATTCAATATCACCTTCATAGTACCTAACTTCTGGTACTTCAGGTATTTTTTGCTCTATTTGAGATAATTTTACCTCAAATTCTTCATTTTGTGCCTTTAAAGCATAAATTTTATCACTTTTTACATCATAAAGTGAAAAATTCTCTTGAATTTCTGCAATTTTTTCACTTATCTCACCAATTTCTTCATCATATGACTTAATTTTAGGTATTTGTGGTATATCTTTTCTTACATCATTGACTAATTTAACCAGTTCCTGCCATTCTGGTACTTTAATTACGTCAATAACTTCTGCAAATGTATTTCCATTTGCATCTTCAATAGTTTGATCCTCTTCTAGAGGATAAGTTTTATATTCTTCTACTGATGGTAATTCTTTCTCTTCTTCAATAAAGTCTTTATAGGAGGGTAGATTGCTATCCTCTAGATATTCATTTATTGACGGCAAATCCTCTTTTTTAGACATTCTATTAGTAATAATACTTTGGGATTTCTCTCCCTGATGTATTATTTATCAGTATTATTCTTCAATAATTTTTGTAGTTCTGCAGTGGAACCAACAAACAAAGCATTATTGACTGTAGTTGGTCCTTTTTTAACTTGCTCCTCATTGACATCCTTAAGTTTCTGTTGAAGGGTCATAAGTTTATCAGTTGCATCAGCAACATTTTTAATTAACTGACCTGCAACTTCATATGCTCTTGGCATCTCACTTTCTTGAGCAAGTTCTAGAATACCATTAATTGCTTCTTGTCCTTTTTCAATAATGGAATATAAATTACCTCTTGTGTATTCATAATCTTTTTCTACATCATCTTTAGTAAGATGCGCAGGTTTTTCTTTGCCTGGTGTAATGTCTATAATACTATCATCTGTCATAATATTCCACCATTAAAACCAAAGTTATCACCAATATCAATGAATCCTGCATCAGCTGTTTGTATTGCAGATACAGATGCTCCAAGAACATGGTTGCTTGCTGTGGTTTTATCTTGTCCTCTCTTGACAGTCAGTTTATTACCATCAATAGATTCAACAAACATTTCTTCATCACCAACAGTGATGTATTGTTTTACAGTAACTGCAGAACCATTAGCAACACTGATAATAGTCTCTGTAGTATCAACATCTTCTGCAAGTTCTGTTACGACATTTCCAGTATAGTTTTTAGTTGCTCTTGGCACAACACTATATGAAACATCTCTACTATATGCTTGACCAGATGATGTTCTTTGACCAGATACATAACCAACTTGAACTTTTCTAATAACATCACTAGACACATCACTAATTGGTCCATAAAGATTTGTCTTTGCAGAAAATCTTAAGGTATATACAAGTGCTCTTCTGGTGTCAAAATTTCCCTCATAATCATCTACCATAGTCACAGATTCAAGTTGAACGGGAACATTTACAACTTCTTTAAGTTCACCTAAAAGTTTGATTGGAAGTGTGTAAGATGGTTGAAAATATGGCAAAATCTGCTCTACAATTTGCAGAGCATCATCATTTAACTTTGTCATTATTGAAAGTTCAAAACCCATGTTATATGGAACAGGCATAAAAACTTTTTTTGTCTTTGTGCCTGAATCAGTTACAGGGTGAAATGCTTGAGTTTGAGTTGCTTTTCTAACAGGATCATACTGAAGGTCAATGAATTCAAATGACATTCTTGGAAGTGTCATTTGAATTGGTTTGTTTAAATCTGCTTGCTGTTCTAATCTAGCAAGAAATGTTTGTGAAGAACCATATGCCAATGGAACTTTAATTACACTAAATGTATCATCATTAGCATCTTTCTTGTGAATTTCAATTCCATTGAAAAGAGATCCAAAAGCAATAATTACTGACCTAAAGATTTCATTGTAAAAATGTTCAAACATTTTCTTACTTATTTTTTTCTATTTATTAAGGCATCCCAAAGGGATTAGTTTTACTAAAGTCAATGATTTCATCTGCTCTAATTTCAATGTTATCATTGTCAGCAAATGGATCATTTATATCATCTTTGTTGACAAGTCTGACAGCAAATGATGCTCCTGATTCAGATCCAACAATATTTTCACCAACAAGAAATGCTCCATCAACTATAGATACCTCAAGAGTATTGTTTGCAGCATTAAATTCTTTCACTCTTGCTGTGGTTCCAGAACTTGATCCTGTCACAATTTCATTAAAAATATAACTTCCTGTAGCAACACTTGCTGGAGGTGCAGCAAAGGTCAAAGTTGGAGTGCTTGTATAACCACTACCAGGATTAACAACAAATGCAGCAGTAACAATACCTGCTGAGTTGATACGTCCTACACCAGTGGCAGTTATACCTTCAGATGGAGGAGCAGAGAATGTAATGGTTGGATTTTCAATATAACCAGAACCAGAGGCAGTAATTGTAATTCCAGATACACTTGTATTTGTTGCTAATCCAGTGGTTGCTGTTGCTCCATTACCTCCACCACCACTTATTACAACGGTGGGTGCAACTGTATAACCAGAACCTACATTAGAGAGTAAGATTGATCTTACTGATCCTCCCTTAGTACCATCACACCCAACAAAGTCATTAGTTATAGATGCTATACCAACAGCAGTCACACCTCCAGGAGGAGCAGATGAGAATCCAACTGTTGGTGCTGTTGCATATCCTGCACCCATGTTTGTTATCACTGGAATAGTAATTCCACCAGTTGTTGTGGTTGCTGTTCCAGTAGCTGTTATTGCCTGACCAATCAGGGTTAGGGTCTGTATATAACCAATCTGTTCAATCTCATCATCAATAGTTTTTACACCTGTATCAAGAACCTCATCTTCATATCTGTAAAGTTGACACTTCAGAGTGTAAACATAATTTTTCTGTAATTGGTAGAATGGTTGCTCATGTTCAACATAATTAATCTCAAACAATCTATCACCCAATGGAAAGTAAATTAAATCTCCTTCTTTTGGTCTGGTTGCTAATTCAATGTTTGGAATATCTTTAATAAGTGGTGTAATATATCTTTCATACCTGTCTCTTGAAACTATCAGTGTGAGATCATCTTGCTCTTCAATTCCAAATTTTGATAATAATGTACCCTGACCTCCATATCCTTCATAACTGTCAAGATATGCTTCTATTGGATATGCATTATCAAATTCTGATTGTATTACTTCTTTAATAACAGTATTCTTTTTTACATACCTTCTAGGAATGTAAAAAATTTCAATCCCATACATTTGCAACTGTTCGTTGACTAGACTCTGTATGAGATTTTGCTCTTGTTTAGAGTTGTTTAAAAAATATGGATTGAGCATGTGATCAACCTATCAAATCCATTGGTGGTAACTCATACTTACTTAACATTTCAACCTTGATTTCATCAAGTTCTCTTTGACCATCATCAAAGAGTTGTCTGCCATTAAATTCAATGCCTCCAGGTAGTTTTACACCTGTAAACTTAATAAGGTTTTGCCCCCATTGTTTTTTAATTAAAGCAGTCAAATATCTTTTTAAGAAGGGGTCATTATACACTC